ATAATTTATATATTAATCAAATATATAAATTTTATACTGGTAATAATTACCAAAATTTAATTAATTTATATACTTTTTTTTGTGTTCTCGGAATTAACATAATAATTAATAGAAAAAACAAGAAATATTTAAAATAATTTATTCTTCTTTTTATGATAACAATATGTTTTAATTCGTCTAATTCTATTAATGCGTTTTGCGTTTTTTTTGTTTCTTCTTTTTGATGATTATTTAATGATGATAATATCGTTATTATATTGTTGTGGTATTTTTTATATAGTTGTTTATTAAATTTAAGTAACAGTAATTTGTGTTTTATATAATTTATATAAAAATATTTATTTGTCATATGTCCCTATAACAAATAAAATTCTTATTTTTATGGTATATAAACAATTAATATGTATAATATATTATATACAAAAATGGGAAACTATATATCAATACTAACGACCTCTACTAAAAAATATGGATGGAAGAGAGATCATCACGATTGTAGAGATTTTGTCCACGACTTTGATATTAAATTTGAAACTAATGTTGATTTATCGCCATTAGGACCAAAAGAAATTTATAATCAAGGGCACTTAGGTTCTTGTACAGCAAACGCCATTGCTTATGCGTATGAATTTGATGAATATAAGCAATGCGAAGAAATCAAATTTACTCCATCTAGATTGTTTATTTATTATAATGAAAGAGAAATTGAAGGAACTATTAATGAAGATAGTGGGGCAGCAATTAGAGATGGGGTTAAAAGCATTAATAAAATTGGAGTGTGTCCGGAAACTGATTGGCCTTATGATATTTCTCAATTTGCTAAAAAGCCAAAATATGACTGTTATGAAATTGCTAAAGATCATAGAAGTCTTGAATATAAAAGAGTTGAACAAAAAATTGACCAATTAAAATCAGCTTTATCCAATGGATTTCCTATTGTTTTTGGATTTATTGTATATGAATCATTTGAATCTGTTGAAACAGCAAAAACTGGTATTGTTACTATGCCAGAACCAAATGAATCTGTATTAGGAGGACACGCTGTTTGTATTGTAGGTTATGATGATAATAAAAATACTTTTAAAGTTAGAAATTCTTGGGGAGAAAAATGGGGTGATAAAGGTTATTGTTATTTTCCATATAAATATATTTTAAATTCCTATTTAGCATCCGATTTTTGGACAATACAAAAGATTAAAGATGATGAATAATTTTCTAGGTTTAATTATATATATATAGTTAAACAATGATTGTAAATATTTTTTTAACAATTGTTTTTGTTATTATTGGTTTAGTAGTTTCTTTTGCAGTAGTCCAACTTGTTTCAATAATATTAAATAAACTTAAAAATGCTCAAAAAAAAGCAGATGCTGAAGGGAAAGGGGATAAAGAAGTGGTTATTGATGATAAAAAACCAATCGTATCTCAACTTATGGCAAATCCAAAAGGATTTGTTAAATCATATAATAAAAAGATACAAAAGAATACAGCAAAATCTACTAAAAAAACAGCCACATCACTTTGGGGACAAATTAGTAATAAAATTTATGGACATCAATATAATCCAGATAACGCAAACCTTAATTTTCCAAACGCTAAACCTCTTGCATTGAATTTATATAATTGTTTAAGTCGATTTGAAGTTTATGGTAATCCAGGCGTTATTATTGCAAAAGAAATTCAAGTATTACTTAATACTTTAAATGTTTCTAAAGGGGAAAAAGACACTATTATTTCTATTGGTGTTTCTATGTCTGCTGGAGAAACTTTGAAAGAAAAATTCAATAGAATTGATAGAAATAATAATGGAGTTATTACAATTGATGAAATGTCAAATCTCTTCTTACCATCTAAATCTGAAAAAATTATTCTAAATGCGTGTAAATTATCTTTTTATAAAAATTGGAAAAAACTAGATTATCTTGTTAAACAAGCTATGAAAGTTGCTGATTTAAATAAAGATTCTCAAATTGATTTTAATGAATTTAGAGCATTGTATATAATTAAATTATTAGAGTTCTATCAACTATTAAATCCTGATTTTAATTCTAGTTCTGTAATAAAAAAATAATTAATTTAAACTTAAGAATAAAAATCGGTATATAATATAAGGGTCTTGTTTACTCAAGATTGATTATAAGGTGATTTATAATTTAATACATAGGATGCCAACTTTGTTTATTATATTTCATATTATCAAAAAATGTGTTAATTTTGTTTATATTTTATTATTTAATCTATAATTTTATTAAATATTAAAATTGTTTTACACATATTTGTATTAATAAATTAAGTCATTAATAATATATAATGAAATCCCCTGAACGCCCTATTAAAAAAAGAAAAACTAGCATGAATTCATCTGTAGCTACTCTTACTGAAAAAATTAATAACCCGATTACTAATATCAATTCAATAAAGGATTTAATAAAAGTTGCTAAAAATACCAAAAAACAGAGAAATGCTGATTTTTTGAGATTGAAAAATTTACTTCCTGAATTGGAAAATTTAGACAGAATGATTGGAATGGAAGAATTAAAAAAATCCATTACATTTCAAATTCTTTATTATTTACAAGACTTAGGTTCAAATGATATGTTACATACAGTTATTCAGGGTCCCCCAGGAACAGGTAAAACGGTTATTGCTCAAATTTTGGCTAAAATTTATTTAAAATTATCTTTTTTAGATAATGATACATTTAAAATAGCTAAAAGGAGTGATTTAGTTGGTGAATATTTGGGCCAAACTGCTGCCAAAACTCAAAGACTTATTAACAAATGTATTGGTGGTGTTCTATTTATTGACGAAGCCTATTCACTTGGTAATAGTGAAGGGAGAGATTCGTATTCAAAAGAATGTATTGACACAATTGTTGCCAATCTTGCTGAAAAAAGACATTTTGTATGTATCATTGCTGGGTATAAAAAAGAACTTGAAGATTGTTTCTTTTCGGTTAATCCTGGTTTAAGACGTCGTTTTCCATGGGTATATACTATTGCTAAGTATACACCGAAAGAATTAAGTGAAATTTTTGAAAAACAAGTCAAAGAGGGAGATTGGTATATCGAACTAAAAACTAAAGAAAGATTACCTAAGTTTTTTGATGATAAAAAAGAATATTTCCCACATTACGGAGGAGATACAGAAACTTTATTTGCTAAAGTAAAGATCTGTCATAGTCGAAGAGTTTTTGGAAAACCTAGATATATGAAAAAAGAAATTACATATAATGACCTTAAAACAGGTTATGAATTATTTAAAGAAAATAGTCATATTACTCGTAATGGAAAGAGTCGTCCTCCTATTGGGATGTATGTATAAAATCTTCGAATATTTTTAAATCATCGAATATATATATTTATTAAAAATGATTTAAAAATAATTATATATATCAAATCAATGAAAATTTGCATTACTTGTAAAAAAGAAAAAAAAGATAAAGATTTTAAAAAAAAATGTGATATATGTTCTAATTGTAGAAAAAAATGTGAACACGGAACAAGAAAAACACGATGTATAAAATGTAAAGGAAGTAGTATTTGTGAACACAATAAAGTAAAATATCGATGTATAAAATGTAAAGGAAATAGTATTTGTGAACACAATACGAGGAGAGAAACTTGTGTAAAATGTAAAGGAAGTAGTATTTGTGAACATAATAAGAGAAGACATAGATGTGTAAAATGTAAAGGAAGTGGTATTTGTGAACACAATGTACTTAAAAGTACTTGTAGAAAATGTAAAGGAAATTCTATCTGCGAACACAATAATGTAAAATATGATTGTAAATTATGTGGTGGCAGTAAAATTTGTGAACATAATATACATAAGATTTTATGTAAATTATGTGATGGTAGTCAAATATGTGAACATAATGTACATAAAGCATATTGTAAAGTTTGTAAGGGTAGTAGAATATGTGAACATAATTGCGTAATAACTAACTGTAAAATATGTGATTTACCGAGTTATTTAAGAGGGCTTGTTAATAACAGAGTATATTATTGTCTTAATAAAAATAAGATAAAACATAGCATAGAATATTTAGGTATTTCTATTGAAGAATATAAAAACTATTTGGAAAAACAGTTCAAAGAAGATATGAATTGGAAAAATATTGGTTCATTATGGCATATAGATCATATTATTCCTTTAAAATATAAAGAAAATGGAGTAAAACCTTTATTGGAAGAACAAATAAAAAGATTACATTATACTAATACCCAACCTCTATATGCTACTGAAAATATAAAAAAAGGAAATAGATATATTGGTTAATTGTAAGTACTTTCAAATATATCGGTATTATCTTGACTTTGGTCTTCATTTTCTTCTTCATATTGCATTGAAGATATAATACTGGCTACGGTTACTGCTGGTCCTAACATTGCCCATAATTTTTTAAATCTTTTATTTTGTTTTTTTCGTTCTTGTTCTTTTTCTGAAACTTCTATAGCATAACAAGTATTTATCTCTATTAATAAATTATCCATTCGTGTTTTTAATTGCTCCATATCTTCATTTACATCTATTAATCTTGATGCCAAATTATCTTTATTTTTTTTACCTTTAACTTTTTTTAAACTATCCATTAAATCAACAAACATTTCTTCAACTTCTGAAAAAATAAGTTTTTCGTGTTGAATAACTTTATTCATTATATTATTATATTTGAATAAAATTATTTATATTTTGTTACGCAGTTTTTGCCAGTCCTTAATATAAATGTTTTAATTAACTACCACACTATCATAATATATATTACGAGATATTCCATTTGGTATAACATAAGGATTTTTATTCATCGTATAATTCTCATAATTATATGATACTGCAATCTCAGATGTTTCTTCTTCTGAACAATATAAATATTCTTCCGAACAACTTGGACTTATAAAACTATTATTATCTATTTTATATATTCGTAACGGTGATTTAACAGAATGAAATTTATATTTAGATTTTTTTTTAGGTGTCCAATCATCATTTTTAAAACAACAAAGTAATGAACCCATTTTTTAAGTATATTATTAATATATTATTAATTCGATTTTAAAT